AGTTTCCTTTGCCATTAGTGGTGAAAGTTGTTCAGCCGTTGCTTTTGATTCATTAGCATAAAAGTTTAATAACTTGTCTTGCTCCTCTTTTAAATCTTTACCTAATGCTAATAATTCATTAGCTCTAATAGGTTCAGATTCACCAGGTAACCAATAAGGATGGTGAATGAAGAAATCAGTACCTTTTACAATACTTCTATTTTCAACTTTAGCAGCCATATAAATAACGGTGGCAATAGAACCTACAATGTTTTCTCCAATAGAATGTAATGTTTTGTTTGAGTTTAACAATGCTGCTCTAATGTCCCACCCTTCAAAAACTGAACCCCCTCCACTATTTACAGTAAATTCAATGTCAGTTATATCAGAATCTAAATTGTTTAAGAAAGTGTTTAAATGCTTTAATGAGAAGTTTTTTTCACCAGCAAATTGAGATTTAGAATCTAATTCACCTATGTAACCTTCAATATTTAATTTAGCAATTTTCATTATGTAAAAATAATATGAAAAAAAAGTTTATATTTGTATTATAATAAACTTTATTATATATTATGGGTAGAAAACCAAGCAATAAAAAAGACACAATTATAAATGGTAGTAAGTATTTATTTAGAAATAAACAAATATTATTAAGGGGTGTTGTTTTAGAAATGTTTAATTACGATAGAGAGTATAGAGATATGACTGAATCTCAATTAGGTGCTATGATATTTAAAGAACATTACAGAAAAAATCCTCCTCCAGGCTTTGTGCCTAAAGACTAGATACGTTAACACTAACTTTATTACTATTGCTAACTTTATTAATCTCTGATACTTTAACTATTGGACTAGGTAAAGATAATACTGCATTTATTAAATCATTCTGTGTTTGAGCTACTGAAGCTGAACTGTAACTTGCTGAACGACCAGTAAAGCCACCATCATAAAAACCACTTATACCTGACACGCTGTGACCTTTACGCATTTTTTCTAAAGCTGTAACATGTGGTTTAGCTTGAGGAGTGCTTAAAACTTTATCAGGAACAACATATTCATTGTTATGAAATTGAGCATTGCCCATACTTTGGGCTTCTTTTTTTGGATTTCCTTTAGACGTAAAACCACCATCAAAGTACTGAAACTTAGTACTAGCTATTTTTGCTAATGCTCCAGTAGTTGCTATACTAGCAGCAATAGAAGCAGCTAAACCAACATATAAATAAGGGGTTGATGCACTGGCAGATATAACAGCTTGTGCTCCTGATATTGCAGTACTAGCTAAACTAAAAGCCTTATTTAATTCAAATTGTTTTTTGGCAGCAGCTTTATCTTCATCAGAACCTTTTTGTAAATTAGATCGTTTTAATTCAAATAATCCATCAGATAATTGAGCTAATGAATTTGTAACATTAGTGGCTCCAGCTAAATTATCAGAGTAGTATTTCATTTGAGCTTGTCGCTCTTGCTCTCTGTATTTATTAATTATCTCAGCTCTTTGAGATTCTGTTAATTCAGTATTAGATAATTCTTGTTCACGTTCAGCATTTAATAATTCTAATTGAGCTTGTAAATAATTATCGTTTTGAGTATAAGTATTTAATAAATTAACCTCAGCTCTTGCAATATTATCTTGTAAACGTTTATCGTCAATGGCTTTAAGCTCAGCAATATAATCTTCATAGGCTCTCATACCTATTTCATATTGTTGCTTCTCTAGTTCTCTTTGCTGCCTTTCTTTATCTTCAAGTTCTTTTATTAACTCATCTCTAATTTTAATCGATTCATTATATTGCTCAATTTCAAGTTTATGCTTTTCTTCTTTTGTTTTTTTAGCACTATCTAATTCTTTTTTATTAGTTTCAACGTCTAATATTAATAAATCGTTTTTAAGTTTAGCTAAGTTAATTGCAGCAGTTTGAGCCGAATCTAATTCTTCTTTAGCTCGTTTCTTTTTATCTGCTAATATAGTTTTTTCTAAAATATTAGCGGCTTCATCTTGTCCTGTTTTACGAAGTAAAGCAACATTTAGCTTTTGTAATGAATCTCCTAAAGTATCATTTAATAATATTTGAGCAACCTTAGCAGCGTTTAATTTTAATTGATTATCTGCTTCAATTATCTCTAGGTTTATTTTTTTCTTTTTAATCTCTATTAATTCTTTTTCACTAACTCCCTGAGCCGTTAATAATGCAATTTGATTATCGTACTGTGCTATTAAAGTTTTATTAACAAATGTTTCTTGCTCAAATGCTTTAGTTAAACTAATAACTTCTTTCTCAGCAGCACTAAAACCTCCTGTTAATTCTTTAGCAAACTTAATAACTTCATCAAAATTATCTATTAATGCTTTAATACCTTCAATTAAAAGTATTAAAGGAATAGCACTCATAGCAGCACCAATACCTTTAAAACCAGTTGCTAACTTATCTGTATCAAAGTTTTGGAAACCTTCAGTTAATAATTGTACAGAAGTGTTTAAACGTTCAACTCCTGAACCTTGTAAAGATTTAGTGCTATCCTTTAAATCGTCAATCTTATCTTTTAGTTCCGCTACCCTTTGAGCAGCTTTACCATCTCCATTTAATGCAGCGCTTTGAGCAGCTTTTAAATCCGCTTTTAATTGTTTTAATGCGTTACTTTCATCTAAAGCTCCTTTAATACGTTCCTGGAATAAGCTAGGTATCTTCTTTTCAACTTCTATTCTTTGTTCTTGTAATGATATTAACTCCTCTTGAGCTTGATTAAACTCATCTGTACCTACTGTTAATTCATTTAATGCTTTCTTTTGTTGGTCAATCTTTTGCTTTAATTCACCATAAGAACCAGAAGCAAACTTAGCAGCCGTATTAATACCTCCTAGTGCATTTTGATTTTCTTTAGTTGCAGAGTTTAACGATTTAATTGTACCATCTAATCGCTTTACCTCACTTGAAAACTTAGCAAATTCAGGCGTGTTAGGCTTTGCAGCTTCAAATAGTTTACGAGTTTCTTTTAACTCTGCTTTTAATTTTTCAATACTATCTAAAGTATCTCCAAAATCTATATTAAATATCTCTACTTGCTGTGCCATTATTGATTAAGTTTAATAAGTTCAACCTCTGTTAAATCAGGTCTAGTGTAATTGAATTGGTTAATACTAGATACAAAGAAATAAGCCTGGTATTGTTCTATATAAATTGGTGTAAAAAAATCAAAGTCTTTAATATCTATTATTTTTAAATTAAAATTAGCTTTAACTAATCTTAAATCTTGTAGAGTAGTAATTAAGTATTGGGAGTTTTTAGTAATTAAATTAGTACCAAAACCCATTGATAAATCAGGCAATGCGTTATCTATAAACCATATTCTACGAGTATTTATATATCCGCTTGTAGTTGTACCATCTGTAAATTTAAAAGCACCTATAACGGCTTCACTAAAACAAATTCTAGGCTGTACATCTATATCAAATTTAGAGTTAGTTGTATTATATAAACCAATTATAGCAGTAGTAGTTCCATTAAAATCTACATTCTCACAAGGTGCAAAAGGTGAAGTATAAATAGTTTTCTCTAGTTCTAAATTCTGGTTATTAATATTTAAAATATAATCTGTTCCAATGTCTGTATTAGTTACAGTTTTATCTTCTTTATGTTTAAAATGATTTATTTGAGCGTAACTATCATATTTAAAATTAATCTCAGGTAATTCAGAATCATCTAGTTTATCACTCCAATTAATGGCATTTGGTATGTTATCAATAATAGTATCTAATTTATTAATTATAATATGTTTAGCATCTTCATTAACACTAAATAATAAACCAAATCTAATACAAATATCTTTAATAAAATCGTTACATTTAATTTTAGGTAGGATAGTAGAATATGGTATTAATTGACCAAATACTAGTTCAGGTTCTAAATCTATTGTTAATGTAGCTGTATCTAATATAATTGGATTAAAAGTTAAATAAGTTTTAACTGGATTAGTTCCGTTTGATGCAACATCGCAAGTAAACGCTACATAAAGTCCTACATATAATTCATCACCTGAATTTAAATAAACATCTACTGAAGTTGTATTATTTACATAAGCACCAGTAAAAGAAACAATTGAACTAACTGGAGAAGCTGTATTATTATAACCAGCACCAATAGTTCCAATTAACTCATTTTTTACAACAGAACTAGTTCCGTTGTATCTTTTTAAAACCTGAATATAAATATTACAATTAAATCTATAATAAACTACATTTGTTGCATTGAATGTTCCAACTAATCCTAAATCATAATCATCTAATTCTAATAGAGCATTTATTGAATAAGTACCTGAGTATTGAACTGTAAATTTTTTATTTATAAAATCATAATATTGTGAACTTCCAGTAGTTCCAATATCTGTAAACTCAGATGATTTAAAAATTGTATTATAAAAATTAGGATAACCAGGTATTATAACATGAGTATAAGTAGGTACTATATAATTTTCAGTTCTATATACATCAACACTATTTAATAATAATACTTCAGGAGTTAAAGTAGGATTTTTTTTAGCATAAGGCAATAAACTAACATCTAAATCAGAAGTATCAAAGTTTAAATCAGAAGTATAGCCTAACTCAGATAAAATTTTATTTAAAATAGTTCTATTGTAAGTAGCTGGTAATATCTTTCTAACATCTACAATGTCTCCTGATAATATTTGACCATTGTAAGTCATTACTGGATAAATATAACCACTTGTATTAGACGAACTAGATACTGCATTTGTATAATTCCATATATGGTTATATGTCGACCAATCTAAATCAGTTAAATATAATGACTTTAATAAGTCATAAAAGTTACTATTACCTGAATAAAAACGAGCTTTAATAGTATCAGTAACGGAATCAATAGCTAAGAAACCTAATTTACAATCCATACCATCAATAATTAATTTAATTGGTATTTTTTTAAACGGTGCTGTATTTACGCTGTTAATAAAAGTAGCATATTCAATTAATCTAATATTATTATTAGTTAAAGGTAAATTAAATAAAGGCGTATATTCACCACTCCTAGCAGAAATATCTTCAAGGTTAAATATTGCTAATGTTTGTACAATGTCCTCATTACCAAACAAATCAAAATCTCCATTATCTGAACGAAGTATTAACATTATTGGTTTTGAATTAGTTTATAAGTTGCAATTCTATATTTTAAATTAATCTCATTCATTCTATTTTTAGTATTGTATTTACTAAATGAATTAGAATCTAATACAATAGGAATAGCTGTATTAGTATTAACATCAAACTCCCATGCTTGAATAGAGTAACGCAAAGATTCAATTAAATCTACTTCTGTATTAGATATACCAGTTTTATAAACAGTTATATAATCAAAGTTCTTACCTCTGTTAATATATTTAATACTTCCATTGTTATCAAACGTTTTACTTTCTCCAATAATTTCATTAAAATCTTTTCTTTGGTCAAATGTATAAGATGAACGACCACCCTCTCTATTAATCCAAACTAAACATTTTGACGTATTACTTCCAAAAAAATATATCAAATCTGTGGAACCAGCAAAGCTAATATAAGGTAAATCTAAAGTTATACTTCCAAAATCAGTATTATATATTCTATGATAACCACTATAAATAGATCCTGAAACATACACATACTCATTTACTTTAGGAACGTAACTAGTAAAATCTACTTGAACGGTTATTTTAACTCTTCCATTATCATTAGTATATGAATCAGAAACACTAGTTATAGACTTAACACAAGTATCTAAATCATTAGTTAAACTATCAACTACTTCAATAATTAATAAAGCATCCTCAGTTGGTGGTGAACCTCCTAATGTATAGTAAATATAATATGTTCCTAAATCAGTTGGATCTAAATCAATAGATAAAATATATCCTGAAATTAGATTTTCAGTTATCCAAGCTGGTACGGTACTTAAACTATTTAATTCTAAATTTGAAAACAAACCAGCTAATTTAAATAAAACGCTAGTACTAGTATTATTTAATATTCTTATTTTTTGTGTTATCATATCAATACTCCGTTAATGTAAACATATAAATAAGGCACAGTTGTTACTTGGTTAAACTTATTTACAAAAGTAATTCCCTGAGTATAAATAAATGGTTTATCAATTGGAGTTATATAAAACCCCTCTGTAATAATTTTTTCTTTTAATTCATCATTTGTTATAGCTGAGTTTAAAACAAAAGTATATGCTATTGTTGAATCATAAATAGTATTAACACCATCCCAAAATAATCTAATAGCATTAAAAATATTAAAATCTATTTCACCTGATTGAACGCTAAATGTATTAGTAAATATACTTTTAACTAATCCTTTTATATTAATGCTAATATATGGTATTCCAGCCCCAGTATATGATACTGGAGGTTTAATGTCAGATACTTTTGTATAAGGTAAATCATTTGTATATCCTTCAGAACCAGTAGTACCTTTGTATAAACTAAACGTTGGTATTCTTAAATGTCTAATAGTTGTATAAACTACTGTTGGCGCAACATAAGGTGTATCTAAAATTAAATTTGAAGAGCTAACAACTGATTTTATTTTATAAGTTCCGTAATAAATTGGATTGTCTATAAATACATAATCGCCTGGTACTGGTGTAACATCAAATGGTGAAATTAAAACTATTTCAACAAATCCATTACCATCATCTGCAAAACCAAAAATACCCTTTTGTTTAAAAGTAAACGTATAGACAACATCATCATTAGCGGATGACCATATGTAAGGCGTTGTATCTTGCGTTATATTAGTTGCCATTATTAAAAGCAGCTTTGAAATCTTCAGCTAACTGCTTTGTAAATTTACTATTATAATCACTAATTAACTTATCATTTATTATATTTTCTAATAAGCCTGAATTATTACCATGATGGGCTAGGTAAATAGATGAACCAAACTTTTGTATTTTATTGGTAATTAAAGTAGATAAAGTGTCATCTGACATATTAACGGCACTAATTCCTTTATCTCCTATCCATTTCTTAATCTTTGAATCTAAATTAAAGTCAATGCCCATAGCAGTTTTACTTGGAGCTTTACCATAAACTAAATCATAAATATAATCATTAGCATAGATAGATAAGCTAGTGTTTGTTATCTCATATCTTAACGTTTTAGCTAATTCACCTGAAGCATTAACTGGAGCTGAAAATACTTTATCTACATATTTACCCTTTACTTTACGTCTACTAACTCTTTTAATTGGTTTATTCTTAATAGCATACTGAATAAGTTTAATAAACTCTTTAGCAAAATTAGATATAACAAGTTCCTGACTTAGTGTTAGCATTTAGGTTTACCATTAAAAGTTACTCTCAATAACTTGCCTGACATTACGTTTTTAATGCGTGTAATAGGCTCTAATGTGTAAGTGCTATCTGAATGCTTGTAATTATCTAAGAAGTCATTAAGCCATAATAAAGCTAGCGTATGAGCATCTGACTGTATCTCCTCAATACTTGGGTCTATATCTAAATTATCATCCTTATCATAACTTGAATCAGGACTATCTTGTTTAAGGAATCCCATAACTATTGTAGCAGATTCTGTATTATTAGATTGACCATTAAATGTAACTGGCTCTAAATAAATAAACCAATCAGTAATTAAATCTAATGCTGTTTTTAAAGATGTATCAAAACTACGACCATAACTAAATATAGCGGTTGGTTTAAACGTCTTTATATGTTCTCTAATCTCGTCTTGTATTGTCATTTCTTATTCTTTAATATTTCTGTTAATTTCTTTTCGTACTCTCTATATTCCTTATCATAAAGTAAAAGCATATAAACAACTCTTACTGGCTGCTTTAATACTTCGTCTATTGTGTTTCCGATTGCTCCACTCCTTGCGAGTTCAATGTATGTTGCAAAGCTACCAAAACTGTATAGTCTTTCAATTCCAGCTTGGATTTGTTCATTGCTCGTTTCACCTTCTCCAAGTTGGGAGAAACTATTATAGAAGCTAGTAATTTGCTCAAAAAAAAATTAGCTGTACCTATCACTTCTAAAAATGGCATCTCATTAATATCTTTGTTATAAAGAAACTTAATTGATTCGGCTGCAACCTCAAAGCCTGATAAATCTTTAGCCATTATCTTTTTAATAGCTTCAGCTTTACCGTATTCAATACTTCCAAAGTCAAAATCTTTATACTCATCCAATACTTCTTGCCCTTCAAATACTTCTAAGTTTTCAGTAAATGATATTAAATCAAAGAATATTTGTATTTGATTATTAGGCATAATATCAATTAATTGCATAGGTATTTTAGAAAGTAAAGCAAGTTGTTTGCCTTTATCTCCTACTAAATTTAATACCTGGCAAGCCTTCCAGTAGTTTAATTCACTCCAACTAATTGGAACTTCATATATTTCATTGTTTACTTTTACTTGTTGCATAGTTACAAATATACTAATTTCTTTTAACTCCAAAACCACGAGGTGACATTCTTTTTATATTTGGATTATCTAATTGATAAACAACGCTATAACGTATAGCATCAATACAATGGTTGTATAAATCAATTGGAGTGCCTGACTTCTTATCAGACCATGAATAGTTATTTAATTCTTTAATTATATTTAGGCTCGTTTCAGTAACTACTATCTCATAATCTTGCATCAAAGCAATACCTGAACTAACAGCTATCTTAACTGTTTCTTTAATGTTAACACCTTTACGTCTTATCTCTTCAATTAAACGACCTTCTGAATTATCTCCGATGATTAACTTATCTCCAGCATAACGTTTATTTTCTATCTCAATATCAGTAGTAGTCATAAAAGGTTTACAAAAGCACTCATTAACGTAAATGATACGTTTAGACTTATCAATAGCCACATTAACTAAAACACTAGGGTCAATACTAAATCCATAATCTTGACCGAATACATTAGGTATGGTATTATCAAATTCACCTATTCGCCAGTTGGTAAATATAACACCTTCAGCTTTATTTAACCAACCGCCTAAAATAATATGCTTAAACTTTTCAGGCTGTGTTAGTTTAACTTGTTCAACTTGTTTTAAAAACGATTCATCCAGGTTATTAATGTTATCTAAGTAAGTAGTGTGAATATAAGTAGTATCATCTTTAATGCCGTTAAAGCCCTCTTGAACACCTTTAGCTTCAAAGAAACGTTTGTAAATCCAATGCTCTTTAGTGCTAGGATTCATAATTAAAACTACCCTATTCTGTATTCCTTTAGTTCTAATACTGAAATCTATCTTATCAAATATACTCTCATCGTTTAACTCTTCAGCTTCGTCTAGTACCCATGTGGTAACACCTTGTAATGATTTAAGATTAGCTGTTTGGTCTCCTGAACTTGTTTTAATTCCTTTAAAGATAATTGAACTTCCAATAGTTTCATTTACTATCTCAGTTTTATTAATCTTAAATAGGTTGTCAGCATTGTATAACTTAATCTTTTCTACAAACTCAGGTATAATAGATAAATGAGCTGCAACCATTGTATAACGAGTAAACAGTATTCGTTGAGGTTCTTCTATTCCTAACTTGGTAAAAAGTAATGAAGCACTAAAAGATTTAGCAGAGCCACGCCCTCCAGTAATAATAAAGTAACGTGTATTATTTTCAATTAAAGGTAAATATTTACGATTTAGTTGAATCAACTATCTCAATTTTAGTTAAAGGTGTTGTATTTTCAGGAAGTTGTAAATTATCTACTCTTGCCAGTTTAGGTTTAAAGTATTCTAAAAGGCCAGTAAAGTGATTCATAAACTTATCATCTTCGCAAGTGTCCATAATTTCTAAAGCTCTTGGCATACCTTTTTCAAGTAATTCCTTACCAAAGTTTTCCCATTCAATAGTTCTATAAGACTTTGAGCCTTTTGGTTTTAATCCTTTATGTCCCTTTTGAAATCCTTTTGCCATAATAAATTAATATATTTTATATTATCTAAAACAGTTTAGTTTACGTTAATTACTCTCGAATAACTTATTCCTACAAAGTGTTCAAATACAATTCCGTCTATCTTTATAATCATTGTATCAGTTCCTTGAATAAAGTTATAAGATTTTCCACTAACTAAAATAGGTTGGTCTGTTAAAGTATAAGTTTTAATAATAACATTATTACTAGTATCTTGATAAACTCCAATAACTTCACCATTAGGATAGTTAAGAGCTAAAGTAAAATAGGAATGATTATATTGTGGTTTATAAATTACCTCAACAATATGAGTATTAATTGGTAACGGAATAGGGTTAATAGGTTTTTTACTGCACCCTGGAAGAATAACCGATAATAAAATTATAATGTGTTTCATGGTGTAAATATAACAATAATTAATAATATAACAAAAAATCTATAAACTCTAATAAGATGACAAATTTAATTGGTAATAGTAAAATTCTGGCTATTGTGTATAGTATGTTTAGGAGCATAATTCCAGTTTATTAATTAATTTACTAAAGTGTTTTAACTCGCATCTTCTAAATTTTTTAGCAAATGTTAAAATAGTTTTCTGTTTTTTCTTTAATTTTCTAGGTATTCTAGTTTTCATCTCTATAATTTTAAAAGTTAATATCCCCGTTAAATATTTTTATATCATTCAAAAAGTCATTGTTTGGTTAAATAGTCTGTTCAATAATGCCTTTGTAAAACATCATAAATTCATCAAAATCAGTAGCTATAAAGTAAACACCCCCAGCCTTTTCAATCATTTCTTGATACTTCTTTTGTGCATCTGACTGCTTATCTTTACCAATTTTTACTTCTATCTTAATTGAGCGTCCTTTAATAGTTGCTGAAATATCTGCACTACCATTTGTTCCGGAACCTTTGATATATTTACCGCTTCCTATCTTTTTTCTATTACCTAACACATCTGTAACTATTTTAGAGTTATCAATATAACGTCCAGTAGTAGAAATACGTTCTGCTTGCCATCCGTTTAAGTTTAACCAATGAACAATACATTTAGTTAATCCGTTTGCTGTTTTATCAGTAAATGTAGTTTTAGGTACATAATCAGGTTGCATTTTAGTTTTAGAACATCTAATTGACCAGTCTAGGTCGGTAAGTGTTTGAAGTGATAGTTTTTGTTTAGCCATTATAATTTAATTTTAAGTCTTGTTTGTTCCATATAAATATCATTTAGACTAAATCTAGTCTTTACTTGTACTTTAGTACCATTTACTTCGGTGTAAATTTTACCCTGTATTTTATCAAAGGATTGGTTACCTATTGTTTTAGTTTGTGTCATTTTTCTCTATGTCTTTAATAAAATTATAAATCATTTGTCTTGATACTCCTAATAAATCCGCAACCTCTTTTTTATTCAATTTAGGATTTTCAGCGTATAAAGCGTTAAATTTATCTCTAGTTGTTTTATCTTTATTTTGGTAAAGATTTTTCTTTATATCTGAAACCTCAACTGTATTAACTTTAATTTTCTTAGCCATGGCAATAAAGTACTTTGATAGCTTTTCAGCTTTTAAAACACTTTCTTTTGTAATAGTTGTTACATCATTATTATCAGAATAAAAACAGTCTATTGTATTTAATATCAATGCAAATCTAGGAATATAAGATTTTTGTTTAGGTAACATAGACTTCATATATTCATTTTCCTCATCACTATTTTGAATATTAGTTATCTCGTTAAAAACTCTTATCCATTCAGTTTTAGCCTCACTTGAAAAGTCTGATATAATTGGTTCTATTTCCATTTCAATATTTCTTTTTAAAATATCCTTTTTAATAGCATCATAGAAATTAATAACACTTGATGAGTACCATTCTAAAATATCTTTTGATATTTCTTTATCGTTATAACTTTCTATTTCTAATTCAGGAAACGCTAAAAGCATACGGTCAATAAATCCATTATCTTTATTTTCATCTGTGTAAAATGTAGTTAATATACTAGGTTGTATACCTCCTAAAACTGGAATTAAAGGCTTTTCAACAAAGGCAGATTTAGCGGTTTTACGGTTTAAATTTACAGCTTTACCACTCCAACTACTTAACCAAAATTCTAAATCAGAGCCAGCACGATATTTATTCATATCTTTAAACCACCCGGCAAGTTCATCTTTAAAAACCCCTACTGCATTATCACTCTCTTCGTGTAAATCTACTAAAGCCTCTAAAGTAATATCGTTTACAATAAATTGAGTTTTAATCGGTTTTTTTATTTCTTCTGTATTCTTTTGTTCTTTTTTATCTAATTCCTTGTAAGCATGATATTTTTGATTTTGTTTAATAAATTGCTTAATTTCTCTATTATTAGCTTTCATCAAAGGAAAAATAATATTTGAAATAGATGGCGTTTTACCTAAACCAGCTTTACCTACAATAGAAATCCAAAGTGTGCAATTTTCAATCCATCCATTTTTAATGCGTATATTAATAGAGTTACCAATAATAACACTAGACATCCAAAGGAATGAACAACCCATATAATCAATAGAACTATCTAAAGTATTATTACACAATTTAATATAATTTTGTACGCTTTCAGGGAATATATCTAAAGGAAACTCTAAATCTTTTTTATCAATTATAACAGTTTCAAGCAGTTCTTTAGGTTCTTTTATTAACCTAGAACCATAGCCATCATTATAAATAACTCTAGAAGCCTCTTTAAAATCCCCGCCATGGTGTTTAATTGTATAGGCAGTAAATGGACTTATTAGCTTTTCGTTTGGATATATTGTACCAGTTGAAAATAAATACATACATCCGCTATTCTTATAAACATATCCGCTATGTGCAGAAGTAGCATTAAATCTTCTAATAATATATTTATCTTTAATATTCCTTACTACTTCAAATGAATCAGAAATAATATCAAAAATAGATACTTTAGAATTATAGTCATCCCATGGCTTAATTTTAGAATCAGAATACTCTTTTTGTTCAGGTTCTATTTTTTTAACCTCTTCAATAAAATTATAAGACCTACTAATCTCTAATAAAACTTCACGATCTAAAATAGATATTTCTTTAATTTCAGTATAATCCAATTTACCTACCTTATTTTCATATACAAAAATATAACCTCCAGTACCTCTAGTTTCTAAAATAGCCTCTGTATATCCTTCTAATTTTGCTAACTTTTTATTACCTTCTATTTTAGCACATCTATAAATAATATGATAGCCATTATTAACGGTCTTATAAATACAAAATTTATTATCAAAATCATCAATATTATCAGATAAGAAACTAATATATTCATTCCAAAAATCTTGTTGCTCCTTTAGAGATGGTAATATTTTTAAATCAATATCAATACATTCTAATCCATTATAACCAGTAACAATACCAACTCCGCAAGTTTCAGGTATTTCAGTACCATCTTTTTTAATTATGCCACCTTTATAAATATAGTTTTTTTCAAAAGCATCTTTACTTAATGGTGTACTTTGTTGAGGTTTCCATGGAAAATTAGGTAGTTTTTTATCGCCTATTGTAATAAGAGATAAATTAAAATCTAGTAATTGCCTTGCTCTACTTAATGTTATCATAAATTTAGCTAATTGTAGTTGAATATTGGTAGCTTAAAATTACATCTTTAAAGTTATTTAAGTCTAGTTTATCAAAATCCATATCAATAAAATCTTCACCATTTAAATAATTATTATCTAAAACAATACCAGTTAAATCAAAAATTACATCTCCATTTTCTTTATATGGTATTAGCAGTACTTTTTCAAGTTTATTATTTTTAACTGTTTCTTCTAATTCGTGTAAAATTTTAAAAGTATTGTTAAATTCAATTTCTAAAAAGTCTTTTAGGTTTTCAATTCTTAATTTAATCATAATGTTTTAAATGTAAAAAACCTTTAAAGATGTGTTTGGTTTGGCAACCTAGTAGGGCTCAACTCCTACAACACACCAGTAAAGGTTTAAATGTTTTATTTGAGCTATGTCTTAACATCTGAGTGCCTATTTCAGATATTGCAAATATATATGATTATTTTAATACAAACAACAAAATAGTGAAAATATTTATTTTTTAACAAAAAAGTGTAAACTAAGTGTAAAGTGCTTTACATTTTACTTTACACGATTTAATCAATGGTATCAACGATTTAACCCAAAGTGTAAACTACTTTACACACTAAAAAAAAATTTGTTATTTTTTGTATTTTAAAATATAAATAATGCAAGTGTAAACTACTTTACACTTTACACTTTACACTTTTTTAATTAGAATTAATCTAAATAACGCTATACCTCAAAGTTAACCAATTTTTTATATATTTGTAAAAACTATTAACATGGCTGGTAAACCAACAATTAAAAATACTATTATTAGAGAGTATTTAAAAAAGTTTCCTGATTGCAGTTATGCATCATTAGCTCGTAAAATCTACAAAGAAAATAGTACTAGCTTTAAAGACGCTGAAACTACTAGAACTTTGATTAGGCAAATTGTAGGTAGTGCAGGAAATAGAAATTTAAAAACTAAAGATAAAAGTTTATTTAAACCTAACAGAAATAGTGCTTATGATTTACCAGAAGCATATTTTAATGACTTTTCACCTTATGAGATTAAACAAAGTAGGGTTTTAATTATATCTGATTTACATTTTCCGTATCAAAATAATAAAGCTATCACTTTAGCATTAGATTACGGTAAAGAAAAGAAAGTAGACTGTATTTTAATTAATGGTGATTTAATAGACTTTGCTAATATATCAAGGCATGAAAGAGATTTTAGATCTAGAAGCATAGCTGAGGAATTTGATTCTGTTAGATTGTTTCTAAAGACTTTAAGAATACATTTTCCTAAAACAAAGATAGTTTTTAAATTAGGTAACCATGATGAACGTTGGGAAAAGTTTTTGTACGCTAAAGCACCTGAGATATTTGATGTCAATGATTTTCAATTAGAGATACTTTTAAAATTAGGTGAACTTAAAATAGATATAGTTAAGAATAAACGACCTATAAAACTAGGTAAATTAACTGCCTTACATGGTCATGAATTAGCTGGTGGTGGTGCTGGTGGTGTTAATCCTTCAAGAGCTACATTTTTAAAAACAATAGATAATGTTATTGTAGGTCATTATCATAAAACCTCACAACATACAGAAGCTACTTTATCAGGTGACATTATTAGTGTTAATAGTGTTGGATGCTTATGTGATTTAAACCCAGCGTATATGCCTATAAATCGTCATAATTTAGGATTTGCTTATTGTGCTTTAAATATTAAAACTGGTGAATATCATTTAGAAAATTTAAAGATTATTAAAGATAAAATTTATTAGTATGAAACACCTAAACTGGCTAGAAATAGAAGTATATTACCCAATAGATGCAAGTCTATTCGAGAATGAAGAACTATCAGAAGTTGAAAAACTATCTGCTGGAATAGTTGAAGGTTATGAAGTTGGTATTGCTTATTTTAATATTAGTCAAGCTACTATACAATCATTACTGCCTAAGTGCTTTATACCAAAAGGTAAAACGCATAGAAAATTCTATACTGAAATTATATTTAACGATGGTTCATTTGCATTTGCAACTGCTAAACCAACAGAAGTATACGGAATGATAGATGAATATTTAGAGGGATTTCCTATAACAGAGATTTCAGATACTCCTTAACAGCTAACCATTGTTTAACCTGTTCTAATTTATAATAGTCATCTGTTTTGCCATGTACTGAGTTATGGCGTTTTAAACTATCTAATGTAGCTTTACAAGTTAATAATGCTAATCTAATATTACCTTTGTTTTTAGTGCATTCGAAACAAGTTTCTTTATTTATATCCTCTAGTAAATTATTAGCGTGTTTAATATGCCTATCTTCAATAATTATAGCATCAATATTAACATCTACTGGCGTACCAGCTTTTAAAATATCTATTATATTATTTTCCATGTCGTAAATATACAACATTAAGCAATAAAAAATATAATAATGTTGTTTATAATCAACAAATATGTATTGTAAAATAACCGCAAAAAATATTATATTGTAGATAATTTACAATTATAAGTATTATATTTGTATCACAGTACCTATGTAGCCTCTTAACAATGCACACTCTTTAGGTCTTTTCTCGATACAAGGGAATACATAACCTATAATCGAACCCCGAAGCTCTAACAAATTAGCTACTTGTTATCTTCGGTTTTTTAATTATTCATAGACAAAAAACGGTTATTCGTCTAAAATATTTTTTTATTCAAAACTAATAATATACTTTTACCCTCGCAGACCAGTTAAAAGAAATTAAAAATAAATTCCTGAAAACTTGCCATAGCTAATACTTAGCAAACTGGACTGCCTTGTGAGTAGGGAACTTATTATTATGGAAAAATTAATAATTCCCACAGTCCTACTACTAGCTATGATAGTGATTAGCTACTACCAGTATAAGGAATATAAAAAACGTAAACGTATCAAAAACATACAAGCGTATTTTGAACAAGAGCAAAGATTTATAATTGAGAAAACAGTTATGAGAGATTTGTTGTACTGTGAGGAATACTGGAATCGTAACGGCTCATTTAATCGTGATCATTATGTTAAGGTATTGGAGAATAGATAACGTTTTGCAGCTAATAAATCGGGCGGTGGAAACACAGTAGATGTCCGCCTGTTTATTAGGTGCCGTTACCACACGTTTTGAATACTTAAATTAAATAATATTAGAAAAAATGAATATAAAAAAAGCAATAAAAAATTTAGAGAATCATAATAAATGGCGGAAGGGCAAATATGATAAAATGATAAAGCCTAAAAAATTAAGTGAGTCAATTGATTTAATTATTAATGAAATAAAAAAACATATATGAAAGGATTTTTAGCACTATTTTTAGTAATAATATTTTTTTATTTACTAGATAAAAGCTTGTGGTTTTTTTTACTAGCTCCTGTATTAGCTACCATATTAGCATTACTTTGTGACGATGGAAGAACAAAATGAGTGGTAACGTTGTACGGCTTTGCGATGGTGGGGACTTAAAAGCACAATCGCTCAATTTTAGTACAAATTTTAAATAGAAATACAAATGAACAATTTAGAACAAAAGCCACAATCTTGCCAAACCGATGTTAGTGGCAATTGCTTTTTAGCCTTTGTTATAGGTAGGTTGTAACGAATGTTTAATTGAAACGCAATATAAAAAGATATGGGAAAAAACTTTGAAACTTTAACAGAAAAACAATTATTAGAATTATTATTAAATATTAATCCTTTACAAATAAGATGAATAAATCAGAAAAAATATTAAGAGAATACGCAAACTTTAAGGATATAAACCAAAGTGAAACTATTGAATTATTACCACTAACTATACAAGATTGCATGGAAGAATTTGCAGTTGAAAGTGGTAAAAAAGATTTTACTTATGGAATAGTTTTAGGGTGTGTAATAGGCTTATTAGTTACAGTAGCTTGTATTGGCAATTCAAATCAAAATAAAGAACTTTTGGAATTAAGAAAAGAAAGTTTGCGTTTAGATATTGAATTATTGAGATTAAAAATAAATACAAAAAATGTTTCTAAATGATACCCAACTTACCTATAACGGTTTGCAGCTAATAAATCGGCTTGCTGTTTATTAGGTGCGGTTATAAGCTGACGGTTACGAATGTTACTATGGAAAATTAATTTAAAAAACAATAAAATATGAAAGACTGGATAGAATATTCAATTAAAATATTAAACGATGAACAAAGCGAAGTAGATATGTTTACTAAAGGATGGGCTTTAAAATCATTAGAAAGCAGAGAAAAAGAATTAGCACCATTATTTAACGAATGTGCATTAAAAGGAATAGACATTAGTAAACTATGTCCTGAGTTAAATAATGAATGGAATGAAATAGTTATGACTATAAGGAAAATTAATCAGACTGTTTCAAAATAGCTGCCGTTTGCTTATAACGTTTGGTGGCTTGGCGAAGTACCGCCTTGCACAAATGTTGAATTATAGTACAAAGGCTTGTGGCGGTATTTTGCCAAACCACTGTTAGTGGTGTGGGAAGGATTTTGAGCGTAGGCTCGTTGTATTAATTAAAAAATTATTTAGCGATGGAAAATAGACAAATTAAATTTAGAGGATGGTTTCAAGGAATAAACGGAACAGAGATGTGGGTTTATGGCTACTTGGTAAAACAAACAAACGGAAATTGGGAAATTACTAACGGAGAAACTTCATGGACAGTTGATAACGTAGGACAATTTACAGGTTTTAAAGACAGGTGCGGAACGGAAATTTATGAAGGCGATATTATAGAGTGCGCTTTTGAAAAATCAGAAGTGCTATTGGCTAATTTCCCTGAAGGTAAATTTGAATTTGGAACAACAAAAGATGCTGTTATTTTTAAAGACGGTGCTTTTTGTGTAGAAGCCGAAATACCAAAAAAGGAAGTTGTTCCGCTATCACAATTTTACAATGTGTGCAAAGTAGTAGATGATATTTATTAAAGTGCGGTGGAAAATAATTTTTTAATTAATACAATGACCACTAACGGTAAACAGCTAACCGATGTGGCGGCATTTGGAATACTAAACTGACCTACAACGCACTAAAATAGCCATATTGGTTAGGTGGTGTTATAGGCTGTATTTAAAAGTTTTGAGCGAAAGAAATAATTAATCAATTAAATAATAAAAAATGAAAGTAGAAATAGAAAATTACAGAGGTTGGGACATAAGTTTCGACACAGACAGAGAAACATTTTATGCTGTTTCGAGCGAATACGACACAGATAGAACAAAAGAATCATTTGCAGCTGTAAAGAAAAGCATTGATGATTATATTAAAGACAATTTAGAATTTAAGCCATTTAAAGCTATTCATAGCAGATGGGGCGGAGATACATTTGAAATAAAAGAGTTTGTTGGATTGAGAAAAGACAAGCGATTTATAGTTAAAAGTAAAGAATCTACCGAGCAGTTTAGTGAAAGCGATGAGAAGGACGTGTATGAATATTCAGAAATTGCCATGAATGCTATAAACAAAATAAAAGCATTAAAGGAAGAAAAAAGACTTTTTAATGAAGCTAAAGACTTAGAGATAAACACACAAAAAATTGCTTTGGTTAAATTAAATATGAGAGAAATTAAAAGCAAGTATTCCATTTAAACATTGGAGCGACGGCAAAAAAAACTTTTAAATATTGCCTATAACGTTTTGCAGCTATACGCAGTTGTGTGTCGGCTTTGTGCGGTGGGAAAATTGCGTATAGGTGCTGTTATGTATCAGTTTATTTTTTACTTTTTTGCGTTGGCTTTCAATGACTTACACAATTTAACAAAAATAATCTTGAATTTGTTTGCAGAATCAAAATAAGTGCGTATATTTGTATCGTTAAACAATTAAAACAAACGAAAATGAAAGCTACAAACAACCCAACAATTGACCAGTTTATTATCGAAGCAACTTTAATAGACCCGATTTCAAAAATAGTAAACCAATTAAATAACGGTGAGTTTAGAGATTGTGATATTAAATGGCTGGATGCTAAACTTGAAAAATTCACAAAATTTGCTTGCGAAACTTTGGGTATAAACGGGATGATGCCAAGTGATGTTAATAGCGAAAAATTTACTCTGCTAAATGATTACGTTAAAAATCAATACATAAACAGATTTAGCACTTTACTTGGCTATTTCAAAAGTTTTTAAAATGGAAGATAAAATACACGGAGGAAAAAGAAAGGGGGCTGGTAGAAAGCCCCTTTACAAAGAAGAAACGCAAACAATTTCATTCAGAGTACCAAAATCACTAATTGAACCGATTACCAAATACGTCAAACGTGCGCTGGCAAAAAGTAAAAAATAAATTGAACATAACGGCATCAAGCTAAAAGCTGACCGCCTTTATAAGCGTTTAGTATGTGGCGGTTTGATTTTAGGTTGTGTTAGTATTTCGTTTACTTTTACTTTTTTAGCGATGGCATTAGAAAATTAAACTATCTGATTTATAGCACTTTACAAAAATAATGTAAAATATATTTGTGTACATTAAATACATTGTGTACATTTACAATCAGATAACAACAACTAAAAAATAAAATTATGACAGATTTAAACAAAGCAAACAGATCAGAATTAGAAGTAGCAGTTTTAGAAAATGATTTAATCGAAACTTTTGGAGGTTTAAAAGAATTATTAAAAATGGAAACTGAAACTTTAAGAGAAAAATTAATTAATTGGGTTATTGAAGGTAATGAAACATTATAGCGGAACTACAAAAATAACCAATCAAAAAACTTTACAAGCGTGGAAAGATAAAGGTTGGTTTAATGATTTAATAAATCAAGGTTTTGTTTTTAATAAAGGTTGTGGAAGATTTAGAAAAGAAATATGTAAATGTTGTAAATGTAAATAATTATGAAAATACATAAATATAAATCAACAACATTATTTAAAAAATATGGTTTTTATTTTGAACATAAAAGCATTTTATTAATGTTTGGAGAAAATAGATTATTAATAAATTTATAATATGAAAAAAAGTAAACGCATAGAATTAACAGAAAACACGATTAAGTATTTAGCTAAAAAAGCTATTGATGAAGGAACAAGTTTTAAACCTTATGTTGAATCTATTTTGGAAAGTATAGCCAATACACAGGTGGGCAGGAAAAAAGAAAAGTAAATGGATACTAACTACTCGCTAAGACTAACAAATGTAACCCAAAATGAAGCAACTAACTAAAAGTAAAACAATTAGGTTTTCAGAAACTCAAATGAATAGTTTAGCTATTTTAGAAGATTACGGAGTTAATGTAAATCATTTTATCCGTTTAGCAGTTAAAGAAAAATTACAAAGAGATTGGAAACAAATTAAAGAAAGTAAAAACAAATCTAAATGCCCATTTTAATATGAACTGGAATAACGAAAAACTAAACGAAATACAAGCTATTGAAGATAGCCTAATTTATTCTGCTAATTGTGGTAGTAGTAGCAAATTATTTACTAGCTTTATGCACTCAACTAGCGAATGGATAGATAAAGAAAATAATGATAAAACAATACACATTAGCCCTTTTAAAGTAGAATTAGATAAATTAGTAGATACTATTGCCTATTATATTGAATGTGGTGAAATTACAGAAAAAGCTGTTACATTAGCAGGGGCTTGTTTTAATACTATCAAACCTAAATTAACACAAACACATAAAGATATATTATGGGCTGCTAGGAAACAAAGGTTAGTTAATAAGCTAAAAAATGATAAGTTAAAAGCATCAGTAAATTATAATAAAAAATGTGTCGTATAGGTAGAGATAGTGAGTGTAAATTACATGGGTGCGCCTTTGAGTTATTAGGGGACGTTAACTGTAAAAATTATATTGAAAAACCTATTTTACCAGTATTTAAAACACCTATTAAAAAAGTTAAAAAACAGAATAATGTAAAAAAGTTACCGCCTATAAAAAAATCAGATTTAGAAATAACTGAATATGTTTATAATAGAAGTAACGGAATATGTTATATTTGCGGTGAAAATATTAATAAAGATGAGTTTAGAATATACCATAGTATAACAGTAAAATACACATCAAAGCAGAATTTATATAAAGGTATAGGGACTGCAATATTAAGAGCTAAACATAGAAAATGTAAACAAATATAAACCAATAAAAACAAACAAAATGAATGAAACAATGGATGACTTATTCCTATCTTTAGGAACTTCAATACTAACTTATGAATCAACAAATAGCTTTGAAAGTATAGTAAATGACTTTAATGCTTTACAAAGTGAATGGTTAAAGCAGAAATTAAATAATGAAAGTAAATTAACAGTAGTAAAATAACAATTAAAAACAAACAAAATGAGCAGTAACACACAATTAAAGTACAAAGGAAATATTATTTACATCGGATCAACCGAAGTGGTAAGTGATAAATTTTCTAAACGTCAAATAGTTTTATCTGACAAAACAAGTCAATACCCGCAAGAAATATGCTTTGAAGTACATAAAGATAAATGTGCTATATTAGATAGCTATAATGTAGGTGATGAAGTAGATGCTGAATTTAATTTATCGGGTCGTTTATGGAAGGATAACAAATGGTGTAATACCTTAGTTATTTGGAAGATTAATAAGGTTGGCAGTAATAACAATGTAGTTACACAACAACCTAATCCACAATCAAATTTAGGAGCTGTTAACGTAATAGATGATTTATCTTTTTAACATTTTTTAACATTTAGGTATTTAAACAATACATACATTCGCATCATAATAACCGCCACAATGAAAACTAATTTTAAAATATGCCCTTCTATCTATGGTTACTTGGCGGTTTCCATTTTTAGAGGGGCTTTTTAATTTATGAAAAACGATATTAGCAAACTAACAAAAGAACAAATTGAGGGTTTTATTATTGGAACTCAAGAAACATTTGAACGTGGTGACACAATAGATGAACGTAAAGAACTTACTTGGACAGTAGTTGAAATACCTTCTGCATGGTCTATTAAGGCTCAATGGATTAAATCAGTTACTAGATTTCCATTAGTTAACCCAATGACTGATAAAGATGATATTTATCATTATGATGATTATTACTTTCAAATCTTAACGGCACAGTCAAAGCGTAAATTATGCGCTGAAATTATTGATTGTATTGAGTATGTAAATAGTAATGAATTTAACGAGAATTAAGACATGGAAAAGACATTAAACATATACCAAAAATTACTAACTATTCAACAAAAAGTTAGTGGATTAGGTAAGGATAAAAAAGGTAATAACTTTGAATATGTTACTGGAAATAAAGTACTAGAACATATTAAACCACTAATGAACGAATTAGGTTTAATATTAAAGATTGAAGTATTATCTATTGATAATGTAAGACAAGATTATTTAACCCGTAACGGTAGTAAGTCTGAAATTAACTCTAAAGTAATGATGCGATTTACTTGGGTAGATACTGCAACAGGTGAACGTGATGAAAATCTATTCGGGGCTAATGGGCAAAACGATTGGGATAAAGGTGTAGGTTCTGCCTTAACTTATGGTGAACGTTACTTTTTATTAAAATATTTTCATATTGCTACCGATGAAGATGATATTGATAATCCTGATTTAAAGAAGTCTGAACCAGTAAAACTACCTGAACCACCTAAATTAGAAACGCCTAAAGTTGATTTAAAAGCATTAGAAACTTCTGCCTTAGATGAACTTAAAAAGTGTAAAACATTAGCAGAATTAAAAACTACTTACGATTCATTTACTACTATTCAAAAGAATATACAAACAGTAATAACTGAAAAGAATAAACTTAAAACTACTTTGAAGTAATGGAAACAATAGTAATAAAACTACCAAAAGATAAATTTAACTCTCTATTGCTTAATAAAGTATTTGAACAGTATGAGTGTAAATACGAGATTAAAGAGGTTTATATGAATAATGAAGAAGAAGATAAGTTTTTTAAAGATGATTATATTGATAAAAAACTAAAAGGTACAAGTATAAAATCATACGCTTCATGGCGTGAATACAGATTTAATAAGTTGCATAACATTAAAACAAGGTAAAATGGATAAGGAAACGATAAAATTTGCAGAAGAACATAAATATGATTTAGAAGATCATGACGAGGGTGGCTATATTGGCATAAATACAAATAAGTTTGCTGAATTATTGCAAAAATACGCAGACCAACAAACAAAACACCTAACCGAGCAACTAGCTGAATATAAAGGAATAGCTCAGACAGAAAGTGTAAGAGCTGATAATTTACAAGATCAACTAGCTGAAAAGGAAAAGGAATGTGAAGATATTTTAAAATGGACTTTACATAACTATAAGCCTTATGAAGATGGAATGACCATGGTTTGGAGAAATATAAATCCAGATGTAGATACATTGCATACGTCAAAAGAACTTTACGAAATATTTAAAACCCGAAAACAATGGAAACAGTAGATATGAAACTATTAAAATGTGAAATTATAGCACTAAGTGAATGTATTAAATCTTTAAAAGATAAAGTAATAACTTATGAAGCTAAATTAGAAACATTAAAAGAACGCAAAAAAAGTATTGAATTGTATAATAAAAAAAGCTAAATTTACGGATATGGAAACAGTAATTCAAGTAATATCAAAACAAGGTGTTTTAGTTACTTATATTAAACCAAAAGAAAAACATAATGGCTTTCAATTAAGGCATAGAACTAAATTTAAAGAACTTATTTATGGTGGTATATTTACTTATTATCATAAAGATATGGACTTTAGTAAATCAAACGTTGTAATAAATAACTAACATGAAAATCCTAACATTTAAACAAATCCTGCCTTACTTAGTAATGGCATTACTAATCATCCTAGCATCTGTATATCTAAAAGATTGTAGAGGTGGTGAACCTAAGATAGTAACTATAACACCTAGTGATCAGTTAAAAGAAATAATAGAAGATAAGAATTATATTATTGAAACTGTAATAGAAAATAATAAATTGCTTAGGGCTAAGAATGACAGTTTAAGCCATTTAAAGCCTAAGTATATTAAAGGTAGGGATAGGATAAAAGATAGCCTTATTTACGTTTCTGATTCTACTTGCATCAATAATTTAACTATACTTTATAATGAATGTCAGAAAGTTGATAGTGTAAATCAGGATATAATACAAAACCAAGCTAATCAAATTACTAACTATTCTACTGTATCAGGTAATTTAATGGATATTATAGCTATTCAAAAATATCAGTTAACTGTTGATAGTGTTAATGAGATAGCACTCAAACAAGAGATAAAAAAGAAGTATAGAAAAGGATTGTTACAAGGTGGTTGTGTTGGTTTAGGCGTTGGGTTTATCGGTGGGTTGCTTATCAGGTGAACCGTTTTTTAATTTTATGATTTGCTCAGCCGTTACAATACCCAAACATAACACACAAAGTAATTGCCATGCGTATAATGCGTGTAACTGTGCTTCAATAGGTAGTTTAGCATAAGTGATATAAGCCCCCATTAAAATAGAGAATAGAGCTGTTAATTTCCTTCCACTATATCCGAGTGAATGATTATCTAATGATGAAAATAGTTTAGTTATAAATGTTTTCATTATTTCTTAATATAAGTTTTCCAATTTTTTAATTCGAAGTGAGGTGCATCTTTAAAGTTTACCCACGATCCACCCCAACTAATAACATCACTTGTAATGCAATCCGCAAACATTTTAAAGTACTTAGCATTCCAACTTACTTTATTATCAACTGTTATAAATGCAATATCAAAAGCAAATGATGGATTGTAATTGTGTGGGCTTTGTCCAGCTTTAGCATTGGTTACTTTAGGAACTTGAGTATAAAGTTTATTTTGTTCCTCACCACTTCTATACGTACAAGTAATAAATGGCTGTGGTTCATTTGGGTATAATGATTTATACTTTTCAAACGCTTGTTCGTATGCCTGAACTAACTCGGGTCTTAAATCTTTTTTATCTCTTGATGCCATAACTATTCGAATACGTGGTTTTCTAATCGTGTAACTCGCTTTTCGGTTTCATCGTGTTTGGTTGCAACCTCTTTAACCGCTATCTTAATTTCGTTTAAATCTTTGCCCATGTTCATTAATGCTTTAACTCCTAAAGCTCCTATGAATCCTAATACAGTTACCATTGTAAAGGCTGCCCATATTAAAAAGTGTGTTTCGTTTGGTGTTAGTATCATTATAATAAATAAGTTAATTGAATATTAGTAATAGTAAATGATGGTGTAGTTCCTCCAATAGTCCAAACAAATCTAAACGTTCTAGGCATAACAGCGTTAACCAAAGCTACACTTCCAGCGGATGAAGTACCAGCAGCAGTTGTAATAGCTGGGTAAACAATTATACCATAAGCACCAGTAACAGTTAAACTTGCAGTTGTAGCATTAGGTAAATCTAACCATGTAGTACCAGCATCATTTGAATATTGTATTTTAAATACAGCAGTTGGTAATGTACCAGTAACAGCACCTAAATTTATTGTTGCTGAAATTCCTTTTGCAGTTGTATTTGTTAAAGTAGCACCGTTGCCAGTTGCTATTTTTGCACCAGTATCACCAGTATTTGCAGAGACTGGAATTAGTCGATTTGCTAACCATGCAGTAGCAGCAGCAGTTCCTTGATTAGCTGTAATTGTACCGGTAACAGCCGTACTAGGTGCGGATAAAACTCGTACAGGCAAAGAGTTGTTTAATGATTGTTGTCTAGTACCTACAATAGAAACTTGACTACTAATAAAGTCCTCAACACGTATCATCCCAATTGTCCAAGTAGTTGTACTAGCTGGTGCAGTTGTTCCGTTCTTAGCTCTAATTTGAACGTACATATCAACGTCAACTTGTGGAATATTTGTATCCCAACTAGTCCTATCTGTTAATGCAATACCAGCTACTAAAGTTTTATCCGCTAATGATGCAACACCATTATCTGAATTAACAGAGACCATGTGACCTGAAGCACTTGTATTAATCGTTGCAGTTGCAGCAGTATTTTGCCATCCTCTACGTCTAGTATTAAATGATAAGTTTGTAGCTGTTGTACTGGTATAAAGTAATTCTATTTTGTTATAACCAGTTAATGACAATGTACCAGAACCACTAGCAGGATAACCAGCAACAGTAAAACGTATTGTGTTACCGTCTGGTATAGAAGCTATAACACCTTCCATTGGTACGCCTACACTAGATAAAGCACATAAATCCATTCTTTGCCCTACATCTTGAGTAGTATAACCATGAGCAGTTTTAGTTACATCTACACTTGTAGTACTAATAATATTGTAAGGCAAAGCATCCCCAATAATATCTACTAATTCTACATAAAAATTATTATTTACAATTCTTTGTGATAATGTGGTAATTTCTTTTAATGTATTTGCACCGTTAACTTTGAAAACTCCGCGAGCCACAAACTCAGCATTTACAGTTGTACCAGTTGCAATAACTAAGTTACCAGCACTTTGAGAAATAGTCATACCAGTACCATTAGCTATTTGTATAAAATCAGTAGTTAATAATCCACTTCCTACATTTGAAAATGAACAGTCATTATATTTCTGTGGTGATACTCTTACTGGTAAAGATGGTGTTACGTCTGTTGGCAAATCAATAATAGCAGTTGCTGCCTTATCATTGATAGAATCAAATATAGTTTCTTGCTCAGTTGATAAAGTAACTGGTGAACTATTAGCAGATGATGCTTGACCGTTTGGATTATTTGGAGTATATGACATTGTTATATAATTATATAATTTGAGTTATTTGAAATAAAATCTAAAGATTGATTTGGTACTATTGTAATACTTGTGCTTCCGTCTGCATTTTGACCGCTTGTAAAATCTACTGTTATATTAGCTGAATGACTATTTTTAACAGTATATTGGTTTGTATTACCTACTGCTGTTGGTAGTGTTAAAGTACCTAATCCAGTAAATATATAAACATAATCAGTACTAGCAGTTGCACCAGCACTTACAGAGCCACTTTGACCTATATTTATAGAACGTGTTATGCCACTACCTCCGCTAATTGTCGCTAATTCATAATCAGTTTCACCAGCATTTACACGAAGTACTTTTAAACTATTACCAGTTTTAGAAGGTAGTATATTGTTTCTTGAAGTTGTGGCACTTCCAACATCACTTAAATTATTATTATTAATTAACTCAGTATTAGTAGTAGTTGTAGTGGGTGTTAATAATTTTGATGCACCACTATAACTTTTATTCATTATTGGAGCAGTGCCAGTTAGTGTATATGTTGTTGGAACTACTACAAATTCACAGTTATTAAAATAAACAGGGCTATTTGTTATTGTTAATGTATAAGTTGACATCGAAAACCAGCATCCTAAGAAAACAGTTTTACCAGTTCCTGTTAAAGTAACAGAACCAGCGTAAATCATACATCCATTAAATAAATATCCTAATGTATGAGTACAATTAATATTTGTAGTATTATGGTTTATCATTACTCCAGTAGCTGAACTATGCCCATCATTAGTACCTGATAAAACAGATATACCAGTTGTATTATCTGTAATAGTGCCGCCAGTAATACTGTTATTACCTCCAGTAAAAGATACTCCAGTTGTGTTACCGTAAAATTTACAGTTAGTTATTGTGTTATATTCACCTCTACCTAATGCAATAAACCCGGCTAAACATCCAGTAAATGAACAGTCAGATACAGCAAAAGCCCCTTCGTGTTTTGTAGCGCTTGATGTTCCAACCATGTTACGAGTAGCAACACCATAATAAAGATTAGTAAACGAACAATTAGATACTTTATTATTAATTCTATAAGACGTTAAGCCTGCAACACCATCAGCCCAAATACCAAAATTTGTAGCACCAGAACCGCCAGAAACTGCACCCTCTAATTTTAAATTAAAAAAGTTATTATTATTTCCAGTTACCCTAAATAATACAATATTTGTAGCGGTTGATATTTTCGCACCCTCACCAGTCCCAAATATATAACGACTATCTGTAATAGATATTTCTGTTGATATTCTATAATTACGACCACCAGTTAAGCAAACAGCAAAACCACTATCAATACAAGACTGTATAGCTGCACTTGAATCAGTCGTACCATCTCCAGCATTTGCATTAAACATTTCTGGTGTAACAAATAAACCAGTAGAAACAATATTTTTACTAGCATCTGTCATCATTAACCTAGATGCTGTATTGCCACTTAAATTAACAGTCCCAGTAAATGTTGGAGATGCTAAAGGTGCTTTTAAAGCTAAAGCATCAAATACAGCATTACCGTCAACTGGATTAGTTGAGCCGTCTATAATGGTTGTATCTACAGTTGGTATATCATTAACCGTTGCAATATCTACACCGTTTTTAGTTATAGTTCCAGCAACCCTATCAACTTGAAATAAGTTATTTGTGTTACTATCGTTTACTATATAAATTCCATCAGCATCTATTGTAACTGCTACATCAATTGATGGTAAAGGTTCATAAACCGTAATATTTGATTCTGTTTGAATCGGGTTTGTAATCGTTACAGTCAATGCTGTTATTTGTTCTAAATTAGGAATATCAATAATAGGATTTAAAGGATCTGTATTGTCTACGTTTGTACCAGTTACTGTTTCAACTGCACCGCTTCCTCCTCCTGAACTAAAATATGGTAAACTATTCCAATCCGTTACACCATTTCCTATTTTAAATTTAGGAGCTGTTAATAAATCATCTGTTTCAATAGCTTTTTGACCTAATAATAAAACTGGATTATTAGTAGTAAACCAACTAGCTGTATTTGTAAAATCTTGTAAAGTCCAATCTATTTTACCATTAGTTACATTGCCAGTTCCAGTTAAATTATCTTTTATGCCAGTTAAATTAATTATATAATTAGCCATTGTTTTTAAAATGACTTTGGCATTATTTACGGTTAATTTATATGATGGCATATTATGAAGTTCTAATTGTAACGTGATCTAATAAAATAAATTTATCTGTAATAACGGAAGTAATAACACCGGTTAATGCTTTAATTTTAACATCGTAGTAAAATTCACCAACATAATCAACATCAGAAGCTAATAACGGTATAGATAAATCTCCAGTTGTAGGACTTGAAAATGACGTAACTGATTTATTAATTAAAGCCTGAGCATCTGTATCTTGTAAATTACGTTTAACTGTAAAAAATACAGTACAATCAGTTAAGTCTATTGGCTCATCTGAAGTATTAGTTATTGTAATATCTAGTGAATAAGTATCACCTTTAACTCTTTTTATAACCATCTTTGTAATTTTTTATCCCAGTATTTATTTCTATTACCACCAACTTGTTTCATTCCTATTTTAGGCTTCGATTTAGAAACTTCACACGAAGTAAAATCATAAACCATTCCATCAAATGTGTAACTCAAATCATTTAACCTATCATTCATTCCTAATAAATAAACGTTTGTTTTACGTCTTACGTCTGCTATTAATTCACCCCTTGCTTTATCGCTAATAGGTGTACTTGTATCTTCTTGATTCTCTCTTAAACCAAACTGAGCTACATTACGACCATGCCATAATAAAAACTTTTCATAAGCTCCGCAAATTAAATAAGGCTTTACATACTCATTTAAAAAAGCTGTTAATTCTGTGCCAGGTGAACCACAAATAGCATTATAAAAAACTAAAGGCACAGTAGGTTTGTATTCAATCTCTTGCATATCCTTAATATAGGTATCAATATCACTATTTTTAGTAACATTAGCACCTAGTTTTACAAATTCTGTAAACTCTGATTTAATTATTAGTGGGCGGTATGGCATCTGTTTTAGGTTTATATCCTATTAATGCTCTTAACTCATTATCTGTTAATTTAGATAAAATTAAAGGCTCAATATATTTAATAGGATTATTTTGAGTTAATTTAAAATCTTTTTCAGGAAATACCATTTGTAAAGATTGACTAATTAAATTTTGTAATGGTCTAACTCTATTGTTAAATAACACAATATTATCTGATATAATGTTAGTTGAAAAACCAACAGAACCACCTAGATTAACTAAGAAGTCAGGAACTCCAAAAGCTCTAGCCACTTTTTTTGCTACTCTCGGAGTGCTTTGTTCAACTGCATTAAATACTTCGCCAGTATTTACAGATTGATATACTGGTAACTCCTCTTTAGTTTTAGCAAATAAAAGCATTAATTTATTACGTCCAGTTTCACCTTGTCTATCTTTAGCGTTTCCAGTAAAGGCTTCGCAAGTATCAACATAATAATCTAATTCCGTTTTACCGTTCTCATCTTCTGTTTTGTCATCTATGTCACCTACAATAGTTAAAAATCCACCAGGCAAAAACGCATTATTAACTGATTCTAATTCAAACTTACTTTGTTCAGCATCCGCTTCAATATCAGAAATAGCACTAAAATAAGAAGGAATTGAATAAACGTATTGACCAGGTTTTTTATTAAAGTGGTATAATATCTCTCCTAATGTTTCTCCATCATTATTTTTATAACTAGCAATTACTTTTAATTCCTCATTTGATACTTTAGCACCTTTAAATTTAGGGTATTCAATATCTTTAGTTGTATCAAATTTACAATCTAATGAATAAGTAGGGTTATAAATATAGTTACCATTATCGGCTACTCTAATATTCTCGTAAGGAATACATTTAACTGAAATAGGGTTACCAGTACCATCTCTTTTAACATGCCACGCTACACCTTGTAAAAGCGATACATAGGCTGTTGCTTCTGCTATTACTTCATTAAACGTTTGATTATTGTTTGCTTTTGATTTACCTAGTTTTTCATTAACTAATCCTTCAGCGTAAATATATTGATTTAATACTTCTATACAAGCCGTTGCAGTTCCACTTTCACTAACTGTTCTTATTAATCTTTGAGGAAATAAATTATCAGAATCATAGTTAATAATTCCTTTAGATTTATTCTCAGTAATATTAACAATTCTGTTTAAAAATGTATAAACTTTAGCTCTAAATGTACTCTTTTTAGTCATGTTATAAAATTAATACATAACACTAAATTAAATACTATTATTTATTATATAATTCCTTAATATCTCGGTGAGCTTCGTTAATATCTGAATAGCCTGGCAAGTGATAAACTAGCATTTCTTTAGTTTTAAACCAGTTCATATCTTTCATAATCCATGTATAATGTGTGTCAACTTGCGTTAATTCCTTACTAATTTCTTCTATTAGTTTTGGTATTGCTTTACGATTAACAATATATGAATAACCCCCCCATGTTTTAATAGATTTATACAATAATCCGCTATAATTAATTAGGCAGTCAGATGGGCTATAACCAGCTAAATGTAAGCAATCCCAATCTTCAGGAAGTTCAAGCATAGCATTAGCTAATTTAAGTTTAAAGTTATCACAAAAATCTATATCATCTTCTAAAATAAAAACACGCTCATAACCTGAATTATAAGCGTGTTCTAATAATGTTTTATGGCTTCTTAATGCTGCTATTTCAGTAGCTTTAATACGTCCATTATGTTCTAAATTTTGTTTATTCGTGGCCTCCCACCTTTTGACTTTAACTCCTGCACTTTTACAGTTTGATTCTGTTGTTTTTCTTCTATCTTTTCTTGATTCGAGGTTAATAAAATAACATTTTCCGTAATTTGGGTGAATGTTTTTTTTTCTGTACTATTATTATTAACCCAGTCTTGGCTAATAGTTAATAAATGACCTTGATTATTTTTCATCATTAAGTCACCAAAATAATCGTTAAATGTATTTGGTGTAATTAATAATTCGTGTCCATCATCTGATTTAGTAATGATAGTTTCGTAACCTGGTTTTAAAATGTATTTGCTCATATTATTTTCTTTTTAAAATTGTTAATCCATTGTTGTTAGTGTATTCTTTAAACATAATCCATTCAGGATTATCATTTAAAAATTCAATTATAGCTGGTTGTAACCCTCTTTTTTCTTCAAGTTTATAATTTTCCATAATCTCTGGAGTTTGCCAATCAGTTGGTTCATCTACAAATCCGTAAGTAGTAGTATCATGTAATACAATATACTTTTTAACCTTGTCTGCATGTAAAACTAACTCTTTTTTTAATTGAGAATAGATATGTAATGTATCGATAAACAATAAATCAGTTTCTTCTATCTTAATTTTAGTAGTATCTGATTTAATAAACTTCCATTTAGGATAGGCTAATAGTGCTTTATCTACATTAAAATTAGTATGTAAATCAATACCTATTAATACTTCAGGATCACGAAGCATAAAAGCCCATGTACTTACAACATTTCTAACTCCCATCTCTGTAACATGGCTACATTCTTTAGCTAAATTATATAGCGTATCAATATGTTCATTAATATCAGATGGTGTTATACAAGCTAGGTTGTAATTTTGTTTGATTAATTCACTCATATTTATTTATTTTTTAGTTTTTCTACTTCATTTTTTAAATCATTTATTACTTCAGATTTAACTATTGATGATATGCCTAAAATAATTAAAACTCCTAAACATTGTAAAATCTTAGCTCCTAAAGGGAAGTTTTGAGGATTAAATGAATTGTAGCAATACGAGTTAAATAAATAACTTACTATTAATGATATTATAAATGATGCTATTACTTTATTCATATTGTGTTTTTATTTGGTTTATTTGTTCATTTGTTAAATATTTATCTATTGCATGGTAACCTAAAGAGCCTAAATTAAATATAGTTTCACAGCTAAATGTTTTACCAGTTTCAAATGTAGGTAAATTTCCGTTAAGTTGTTTCAATCCGTTACAAAAATATAAATCTTCATTTTCTAAACCGTTATAATGATAGTTTTTAATAACATTAATCATAGCGGATTTACGTCTTAAACTAAAGCCACCGTTCATAGCTGGAAAATCTATCCATTTAATTGGTGCGCCTATAAAATCATATTGGTAATAATCTTCAATACCATTTCTTAAAATTACGCTATCATGTTGTATAATTAATATATTTTCCTCATCAAACTGATTCCAAAACTCTAAGGAAGTTAATCGTTTATTGTATTCATGTATTGAATTTAAACGAGGTTCTTCATATAATATAGCATCATCTGGTAAAAATGGAGCGTGTGCTAAAGCTGTTTTAGTGCTTAATGGTTTATTTTCTATTAATGATACCGCTAACATTATATCAATTCTTTATTAAAGTTAGGATGCTGTTTTAAAAACTCAGGCATATTATGTTTTGCGTATGGTACAGCATTCCATAAATTATAACTAACTGGATGCAAATCTCCAAAGTTATTTTTAGGCGTCCATTTATAATGTATGCTATCTAACCAATCAGTTTTAATCTCTGAAGCATGACCGAATATTTTATATTTATATCTCATTACTGGTTCACTTTGAGCAGTACTAAAATGATAAATAGTTAATGGACATTCATGATTTTGATGTGTATTTGAATTGTTTAAGTTTTCAATTCTAATAGGTCTAAATCCATCATAACAAGCCCAATTAAAAGAACGCCAAAAGTTTATATAACCTTTAATTCCGTAATATCTTTGTTGATTATTATAAGCGTATTCTAAAGCATTTGTTAACTCACTAGGTTCAAATACCTCATCCGCATCAATTGTTAAAACTAAATCATAACCGTTCGAGTAATTATGAACTTGTCTTCGGTGTTGATTTTCTGCTGTATAATTATCGTATTCATCCCATATTAATTTATCTCCTAATACTTGTTCACAAATTAATTTAATATCTGACTTACTATCAGGGCAAGTTTCTGTTGTTCCAAATCCGTGAGATGGTTTTTCAGTATAAGCCACAACAACTTTTTCACAATGATTTTTTATAGAAGTTAAACATTCTTTTAAATATTCTTTACCATAATGTATGGTTAATAATCCTATTACTTTCATAAATATCCATTTATTATATGACTATATGCTATATAATCAACCGTTAAAAAATCATCTGTAATTTGTCCAGTAACTTCTAGTTTATATTCTTTATCAAAATAATAGTAATTAATAGTTAAATTACCATTTGATTTATTATGCTTGATGTCTTGTATTTTTTCTTTTACAAAATCAAACTGAGTTGTTAGTCTATTATTCCAATCTATCATTTTGCTAAGTTAATAATATTTTCGACTTGATTTTTAAAAGTGAATGTATTTTTTACAAAATTATATCCATTTAATGCCATAAGTTTTGAATCTTCAGGATATTCTAAAGCTAATTCTATTTTATACTGTAACTCATCAAATCTTTTAAAATAACTAACCTTATCATGGTTATAAGTTTCCTTCATTCCTAAATGATCATAACTCAAACACATAGTACCACTACCTAAAATCCTTAATAACCTATCACTATTGTAATTTAAGCTATCAAAATGGCTACAATTTATAGCAATTTTAGCACCTCTATACGCTTTAGCTTCTTCTAATTGGCTATGATTAAAGTTACCGTTACCATAAGCCCACCCTGAACCGTAAACACCAAATCTATTACCGTATTCTTGACGTAAAAAATCTACCATATCAATACGAAAACCACTCATAGGAAAATAACCACGTCCATAATTGTTACCCATAAATATTATTTCAGGCATATTTAATGCTTCGCCAACTGGAGTATAAATACTTTCATTGTAACCTATCTCTAAATAGTCAGATTTAAAGCCTAATGAACGCATGGTATTTACGTCATCCATATTACTAAATGAAGTTAAAGATACATAAGGTGCTAAATCTATCATCCATTGTGGCACTTCGTGACGTTTATCTCCAGTCCAATTAATTATAAAACAACCCATGTCTTTTAATCTTTGACATACGTTATGTAAAATTATATTTGGAGCTTGTATTTGCATAAATACAATATTAGGTTTAAACTCATTGGCTAAAATTAATACTTTAGCATTTAAGTTTTCTTCTCCTGTACTAATCTCTCTATAATTTTCCTCACCAACTACATCAGTAAATGCTTGTTGGAATCCGTTGTATGGTTTAGGTTGTACGCATAAACCTATATGTAGTATTTTCATAATTTATTTAATTCTCCAAATTCTTATTCCGTTTTCTACATACCTAGTAACATATTTTAAATCTTTTGATTGAGATTTATAAACATATTGCCTTGCTGCTCCCATTGCTTTTAATCTAAATAACTGAGCTTCTTTTTTATCTTTAGATTCTATAAAAAAACTATCTCCCACTTCCATATCTTTAAACGGATAAAGTAACGCAGTTGGGGGTTTTATATTTTTATCTATTTTATACATATTAATAATGTGGTTTTATAAAGTGATAAGGCTGTGGAACTCTCTCTGTTTTGTGGTCATAAGTTCTATAATTAGAATTATGTAAATGCAAACTGTGTATTGTTTTAGAAGGGTTTGATACTTGATAACCTACTGATTTTAATTCCCACATCAATTTATTGTCGCATCCAGGAACACCTAAATAATAATTACCTATATCTTCGGTTACAGTCCCATTAAATATCCAAACATCTTGAGAATCTTTACGGTCAAATAAAGTAGCAGTATTGCCGTTAATATCCCAGCGAGATAAAGCAAAACATTCTTTACCTTGCAACCATCTGCATTTTAATATAGTTTCATTAAAGTAAATATCTGAATTAGCAATTATGTTAATTCTATCAGGATATTGCTCAGTAAGTTTAAATAACTCTTTAAATGTTAAACGTTCTTTAATCTCAATTACATTAAAGTAAGGCACTCCATTAATATTTAACGCTTTGTTATTTTTTAAACAAGTATCTAATTCGTATTGACGTTCATCATCTCCACAATTATAAACCTGAACAAATAGATTAATTTGTTTTAATGTATATTCACCTTTGAAAGCTCTTGACTTATAATCATTTTCTTGACCTTGTAACTTTAACCAATTGCCTAATAATATAACAGCTTCATTAATACATTGACCACAATTAAGATTCATGTTATAATTACATAACTCAGATACAAGTTGTTTTAATTCGTATCTATTTGCTATTGGGTTTCTTAAAGCTGAGTTAACTCTGTTTATCATACAGATACAAATATAAATAAAAAATCCTAACCAAATTAATGATTAGGATTCTTTTTTTGTAATTAATTTAATTAAGCAGATAAAGCGTCTAAGTATGCTATGTTTTGAGCTACTGTTGCATTTGCTCCGTTAATACTAAAGTATTTAGGCATATTTTTATCTTCACCTGATAAAGTTAAGCTATAACCAGTTGGATCGTTTAATAAAGTTCCTGAACCACCTTCACCAGCAGAACCATTTAACCCTTGTCCTATACCTAAAACTCTGATATTTTCAGCATTTTCTTGATAGAAACACACTAAGTCATCTGTATTAGCTAATGTTTCAGCAGCTAATACTTGAGCTGGTGTGCTTAAATACAATGGTAAAGTGATACCATGATTATAAGTATTAACATTTTCACCTACTGTCATAGGCCAGTTAGCTACATTTTTATCACGTTTAGTTGTAAACTTGTATAATTTAGCTGGAATAGACCCCACATTTGATAAAGCAATACTGTTCATATAACCTAAATTATCATAGGTTACACTTAAATACTTTTTTTCAACAAAATAAACTCTTTTGTCAATACCGCCTACTTTATTTAGACCGTTGCAATCAGGTGTAATTCCTGATAATAATTCGTTACATGTTGGCATTTTGTTTTATTATTTAATTGTTTGTAATAAGGGGAGGTATTACCCTCCCATTTAATTTAGAATCCTCCGATAACGTTTTCTACACCATCAATGTATTTATAACCAGCACGATAGTTTAAACGGCAGTAGTTCTTTTTATCTTTACGCTCATACCAAAACTCAGCGTTTGCAGTATCAGTCAATAAATCTGTACCGATAACGTGGTTTAAAGGATTAGTTAAGATGATACGGTTATCATTTGCTGTTGCTGGTGAACCAGTTGCAAAGTCAACATTGATATAATCTCCGATAGTTAACAGGTTTACTACTGGAATACCTCTGAATTTAAGAGTAGAGATACCATTAATTAATTCAGTTTTAGAACTTTCTAAGTTACCTAAAGTGGTATATTTTTGCTCTAATGCTCTGTAAATTGGGTCAGTTACAAACATACGCTTTTGGTCAGGCGTGTAGTTATATTTTAATACTGAGTTTTGAGAATCAACATAAGTGTCTAAAGTAGCTAAGATATTAGTTTGATTAATGTCAGTATCAGAAATAACAGCAGCAACTCTAACAGTACCATCTCCAGCTAATACACCAGCTTTTAACGTTTTGAAAATACCTTCATAAGCAGTATAATCAGAGTTAGTTAAAGTAGTATCATTTAAAAAGATTTGACGATATAAGTCAGCAGCAACCGCATTACCAAATACTTCAAGTAATAAAGTTTGGATTTGAGTACCTTCTAAGTTATAAACATCATAACCTTTTTTCAAAGCTGCTTCATAAATAGATGCTTCAAATGGTGCTTTACATTGTGATAACTCAGCTTCCATTTGTGTAACTGATAACACTACTGAACTAATTGGAACACCAGTTGCAGTATCTCCAGTATTGCAATCTACTGATTTTTTAGTGATTTTTTGTAAACGTCCTGTTTTATAAAACGTTTTAGAGCTTTGAATATCTTGCTCAATTCTGAAACCTAATTGCGCTAACTCTGGAGTTTTAGCCAAAGCTAATACAAATGTTTCTTGAAATTCTGCTTGTTTACCTGTGTAAGAAGCAACCGATGTGATTAAATTTCCCATGTTTTTATTTTAATTTGTTGTTTTTAATTGTTTGTTTGTTTATTTTTTCTTGAAGATTGAAGCCATTTCATCTAAATAAGCCTGGTTAGGATTAGCAGATACAATTTTTTTAGCTTTAAATGATTGAGTACCTAAGTCAAACTCAGCACCTTCACCAATAATTACTTCTTTTAATGCTTTAAACTCAGTTTCTAAAGTTGTTACATTAGCTTTAATAGCTTCGTTTTCAGTTTCTTTAGCTAATAAGTTAGCTTCGATCTTTTCTTTTTCAGCTTTTAAATCGTTTAACTCAGCTTCTTTAGCTGCTACTAATGCTTTTAAATCTTCTAATGAAGGCTCATCTGTACTTTCAGCAGCCTTATCCATAACTTCTACTACTTTACCTTCAGCTACTACAATTGTTTTACCATCAGCATCTACATACTTACCATTTGAAGCAGTAGTTTGGTTACCTTCAGCATCGATGATATAAGCAGATTTACCAGTCAAATCTTCTGTTTCTGATTCGATAAATAAATTTACAGAATCTCCAGCTTCGTTAGTTGCTGTGATGTCCATGTCAAAGAATTTACCAGTAGCAATTCTTTTCATGTTTTTAAATAGCTTGTTAGCTTTATCTAAAATTGATTGTTCCATGTTTGTTATTTGTTTTTTATTTGATTTATCTTTAATGTCAATAAAAGCAGCTAATCTGTATTTATGATAACTTACAAAATCTACTGAATCAATTTCTTTACCAGCAAAACCTAAATTAACAGCTTGTTCACTTGTTAAATTAGTTTCCTTTGCCATTAGTGGTGAAAGTTGTTCAGCCGTTGCTTTTGATTCATTAGCATAAAAGTTTAATAACTTGTCTTGCTCCTCTTTTAAATCTTTACCTAATGCTAATAATTCATTAGCTCTTCC